TGGTATTTCCATCGATACTGCCGTAGCGGAGCGGAACCTGTTTTTTGATGTAGGTCTTATGCTGCGCACTTGAACCTGTTTCCTCGACCTGCGTCACCGGACCGAAATGTACATCCATCAGATCGGAGCTGCCAGCAATCAACTTACCAGACGGAATAATCGGCTTGCTCACGCCATCATCGTCAACGAACGTTCCGGAAAGGCTGTACATCTCTGCACCGTCCGAGTTCCACCCGATGAAACGCAGTCCGCTTCCGCGATACTGGCTGTTCAGCTTGCCCATATCAACATTGCGTCCATCAAACTGCTTAATGTATTTGCTATTTTCATACATTGCTTCTGCAACATCCGGAGCCATGAAGATACGGTCCACGTATCCGAGGCCATCGTATACAAGATCAAAGATCGTGCGCATATCGTAATCGATTTTAGCTCCCGCATCATCCCACTTGGTATCCGGAGTATAGGTGTTCGAGAATCCATAGTCAGCGATCATGGACGCTTTCGCTCCTCTGCCCTCATTGGTGTAGGTGAAGACTGACAGTTTGCCAGTGAGCAGTACCTGTCTCACCATCCATTCGTATCTTCTCTGGCTTGCCTTCCTCATATCCAGCAGGTCACGTGCAAGAAGTTTTTTCTCGCGCTCCTGCGGGGTCATGGCACCGAGTACACGTTCTCCGAAAATTCTTCCTTTGAGGTTCTGGTCCTCGATGATTCTCTCAGGTGCTACACAGCAAAAGCCGATTTCCCTTGTCTCGTATCCATCTCTCTCCATGATTACACCGCCGGTTCCCGGATGTACGGTAGGTGCCATTCTGCGGCTACCTTTTTTGTAATCATAGATTGCTTTATCATCTTCGACGGTTCCTGCGTCATGCGCGAAAAAGTCGAACAAAGCAGAATACTCACGCGGCATCAGTTCGATTGCTGCAAGCTGCGCTCTCGTTGAATAAATATCCATATTCCTTTTTCTCCCTTCGTTTTATTTGGCCGATCACGCGGTCACTTCGTTATTGAAAGTTTCAGCACTTTCTTTTGTGTCGAACACGATTCCCTGCTTGCGCAGTACAACTTTGTGTTCTGCTGTAATCGCCGCATCAGAAGCAAGCGTTACGCGGCCGGAAATGAAGCGGCCGGAACGGTATGCTGCTGCATCCTCTGCGGTTACGGTTTCACCTGATCCAGGCGTGCTGCCTGTATCAACATCCTCATTCAGCACCACAAGCATGTTTGTATCTACGACATTCGCTGATGCTGCCGGTGAATACATGCCTGTTTTTTCGCGGAACATAATAGTTCCACGTTTTACAGTTCCTTTACCAGGTGTGCACGGAATCGAAATTACATCCGCCCCCTGTGGATCTGCAAGTAACTGGTCGTAATTGCTTGTCCCTACGGTTGCATAAAGATCACTCATTTTTTATCCTCCTTTATATTTTCTCAATTAGAACATGCCGTTGCTGGCATTTCCAGAAAAACCGGAAGCGTATGCGGCAATGTCTTTCGCATTGTCCTGGATTTCCTGCTCCTCTGTTTTTGTGCTTCCTCCAGGTGCCCCACCTGTAATATTCTGCGCTGGCGCTGTTTCCTTCTGCCGCTGCGAGATAAAATCGCTGCCCTTCTGTTTCATGGCTGCGACAAGCTGCCTCTGGAAATCCATTGCGGAAGTTCCCGCTTTTTTCGCTTCTGCTGCCATTTCCTCATAACCCGGAACGGTCAGCGCATCAATGTCCTCCAATCTGGCATGTTCAGCGTTTACGGCGTCCTGACGGACCTGAGTGTACAGATCCGGATTTCCTTCCCGAAGCTGATCCATCGTGATCTCTTTGATTTCTTCGTTTGTCATAGTGGAATGATCCTCCTTATTTGGTTTATTCTCAGTCGCTGCCCCGGCAACAGGAGCACCGTTACTGGCATTGTCTGCAGGTTTTTTCATCGCCTGCTCGTTCTGTGGATTCACTGTAGTAATCTGATTCGGCACAGCTTTGTATAATGCGCGCATGGTTTCCATTTCTCTGCTGCTTACGCAGGCAGAAATAGGTGTTTCAGTTGCTACTTCTGCAGAAAGAACTTCGTCTGCGAAACCATACTGTACGGTTTCGTCTGCAGTGAACCAGGTTTCCTCGTCCATCCACTTCTTAACCTGTTCTTCGCTCTGCCCAGTGCGCTTCATGTAGAATCCTCGTGTCATTTGCTCAATGTTCCGCAGACGGGAAATAACATTCTCCATCTCGTTCGCATTACCGTATGCCATGCACATCGGGTTATGTATCATGTACTCGCTGCCCTCCGCAATCGCAACATGTGCGCCCGGAAGTGTAGCAAGTGTCGTTGCTGCGCTGGCGCACATGCCTTCAATCCGGATTGTAATTTCATCAAATCCTGCGTTTGCAAGAATTGAACGCATAGCCGTTGCCTGAGTGCACACGCCACCAGGCGAATTGATCCGGAGAAGCAGCTTCGTTGCGCCCTGGTTGATCGCATCTTTGATTGCCTTGTCGAAGTCAGCTGCGCTCTTGTCTTCATCGCTCCACTTCCACCATTTCGGCATATCGTTAATGATTTCACCGTATAACATGACTTCCGCTGTGTCTCCGCTCCCGGCCTGCATCTTCACACTGTAACCAAGTCTAAACATATCGGGCATTATTCTTCCTCCTCTTTTTTCTTTCCTTCGAGCATTTCGTTCAGCGTCTCCATCTCTTTTTTTCGCTGGCGAACATTTGCTGTCCAGTCGTTTCCGTTGTACTCGCTTGCTTCCTGCTCCTGAGTCGTAATATTGTTTGCAATTCTCTGCGTTGCTGCATTTACCTCTTTCAGCGGATCAACATGTCCCATGCTTGCGCCCATCCAGACGCATCCGCACCACGCCTGGCGAACGGCCGGATCGTCAAAAAAACCGGGCGCGTTAATACGTCCGGTTGCTACAGCCTCCGACAGCCATTGTTCATAGATAGGCTGATTGAAGCTGCTATTAAATCTTGTTCGGTATACTCTGACAGTACGCCAGAAGTCCAGGAGTGCTGCCCTCGCAGCTGTATAATTGCTCTCGTACTTTTTGACAAGCACTTCCTTCGGAATCCCCATGCTGGATGCAATTTCTGTGATACAGGTATTAACGAAAGTTTCAAACTGTGTATTACTCCTCAGAGGGTTCACCGTTTTTATATCTTTCCCTGGCGGAAGATTGTAAATCGCTCCCGGTGCCAGTTCAAGCTGCAGATCGTCGTCTGTGACCTTATCGTCCTCATTGATGGCATCTTCCATTCCGAATTTTCCATCATCTTCCGCGCTCGTGATGAAGCAGGTCAGCATAGCGGAAACAACATTTGCCGCAAGTTCTGCATTCATATATCTTGAAAACTGTTTGAGCTGTTCGATCTCTGCAGCAACAAACGGGATCCCGCGCCGCTGCTCCGGCCGTTCAAATGTCATGATATGCAGAATATTGGGATATCCGCTTTCCGCACCAAATGCGTCAATCGCAACCCATTCAAGAGTGCTGGAATCGTTCTCTGCAATCGGACTTCGGCTTGCGACATGATATCGGATCACTTCACCCTCATTGTTGATCTCCACGCCGTCTATGATACGGCCGCCGCTCTCTGTTTCCTCGCTCTCACTGTCGCCACTGGAATTAGGATTGCATATGCGGTCCGCTTCCAGAAGCCGTATCGTCGTCTGATACGGTGTGCGCTTGTTCTCTTTCATACCAAACAGGGCGAATACGTCCCCGCTCATGAGCATCGAAAGAAACGCGAGTTGCTGCAACCCGTAAAAGTTCTGCTGCCTTTCGGCATCGCACATCGTATTTTCCGCCCACAGCTTGAATTCCCGAAGGATAGCCTGCTCCGTCTGCTCTCTTTCTTCGTCTGATAACCCAAGAAAGTCTCCATCAATCTTAGGTTTCGGCAGGATCCCCCAGCCGACTACGGAAGTTGTCAACGTCATTGGACCACTCCTGGCGAGGCCACCGCCTGCATATAGATCACGGGCGCGCTGTCGAAGTGTCGAAGAATACAGATCAATGTTATCTTCCGCATTTCCAGGACTTATCAGCCATCCGACAAGACTGTTCAGCGTCTGGCTCGCTCCGTGGCTTCCGTAGCTCATGCGCGGCGCTGATTCATCCTGCATTTTGTTTTTTTCTGTGTCTTTTTCTCTTTCTTTTTGCATACGCTTTTTGTATGCTTCGTCTCCGTGTTTCGGACTTACAAGAAATAAGGCCCTCTCACGCAGATTTGGATTTTTATTATTCATGCGTTACCCTCCTTACAGATCGCGTGGGACCACACGTGCCACCCGTTTAGTCCTTACGCTTCCGGATAAGGCCTCGACCAAATTACTGAAATATACGATCTGATCTGACAGTTCGTCTACATCCAGCGCTGTGAATTCTCTTGTCCCAACACGATAGCTTTTAGCCTGGCCAGTAACAAGCTCCCGCAACGCAGTTTTGCAAAGGGTAAGCATTTCCTGCGCTTCCTGTAGTGTGTATGCATTGATAGCTGCCATGTGTTATACTCCTTTACACTTTGATTCCACGGCTCACGACGTGTCGTTGTTGCCGCCTCTTTTCTTCTGTTTTGGTAACTATTTTTGTTGTATTTTCACCGTTGATGATCCGTTCCAGCTCGTCGAAATGCCAGTTGAAATACCGGTATGCGGCGCGCGCGTAATTCCTGCAGTCCAGAGGTTCGTTTCTTTCGTGTATTTTTTCCCAGGCAATTACACTCCGGCCGCCGCGCCTGTGTATCACCATCTGCTCAGATATCAACCCTCTAAAATACTCCATGTCATATCCGGCTCGGTAATCGATCGGGAAGTGCATGTAATTGGGTCCCGGTTCCTCAATGCCGGCCTCATACATGATACCGCCTTTTCCATCGTCTACACCGATGATGAATTTTATGCCATCATTTTTTCCGCCGCTTTTTTTCATTGGTCTGCAATACTGTTTTCCTTCTCCACCTTCGCCCTTGATTGGCCATATACGCTTTGTCTGTCGTTTTGCGCACTGTTTGTAAATATCCTGCGTAAAATGTCCTCCTGAGTCAATGAACGTGGCAAGTATGCGCATTTTCAATCCGTTTTTCAGTCTCCATTCCCGGTCAAGTAATGCGTCAACTTCTTCCCATACGCCAGGTGCGTCCGCCCTTCCCGGTATGATTCCCCGGCTGATTCCCCAGCTCTGGGCGTTCCGGTCCCACCCGACAACCTCGTATTCCAGACGATTGTCCTGTGTATCAATTCCCATTGTCAGGAGCAATACACCTGCAGGAATTTCCGCATCGTAATGTTCCCGGCGCTTGTACAACTTTTCGTCAAGTCCACTGCTCACATGGATTTCCCATGTTTCGCCTAAAATTGTGTTGTAAAAGGTTTTCAGTTTTTCCGGATCCGTGTGTGCTT